TTAGTTAAAAGACACCTCAAATTTATCTGTTTTATAGTCATATATTATTTTTTTGAATATATTCATTGCTATATTTCTTTTCTGTTCTACGCTTAAATTCTTATTAAATTTTAAAATATTTTCATATATAAAATCCTCTTTGCTATTTAAGTTATTTAAAGATTGTAATTCCAATTCTATAATTCTGTTGTTTAAGATTTTCTTTTCCTCCACTAAAGATTCTATTTTATCTATAAAAATCATGGCTGCATCATTACTAAGTAAAGATATTTTATTAGTCAAATTATCTATAGTTTTATTGATTTTACCTATTTTCGATTCAATTTCTTTTAGTTCAAAATTAGTATCAATTTGCTTATTTCCATAATGTTTTTCAAAGAATTTTTTGTCTTGAAGCATATATATTAACTCTTCAATTTTTACTTCAAGGGTTTCTCTTTTTATTCTTTTAGTATTTTCACAGGTTTTTAATCTTCCTTTAAGCATATCTCTACACATGTAGTATTCGTAGTTACCTGTATATTCTTTTATAACACCATCTTTAGTTGTATATTTACTCTTAACAATTTTTGTTTGGCCACAATAAGTTTTTCCACAATATTTGCATCTAAGTGTTTTAGTTAACCAAAAATTCTCACTAAATCTATTAGTTTCTCCATTTGAGTTTTCATCCATAGATTTATTTACTGCAATCCATATATTAGGTTCAATAAATCCTTCTATATTATTAACTATAGCATAATCTATATTATCATTTTTATAAGTATGATATGAGTTAATATTATTTTCTTCTCTTAATATCTTATATCCTTTTGACTTTAAATAAATAGAAACCTCCTTAGAGCTCTTAACGTAAATAGCTTTTCTAAGTGTACTTGCTAAAGTAGTATTCACAAATTTATGGTTATACTTAGATTCTATATATTCTATAATTTCAGTATTTTTATATTTTTTAAATTTCATGTTGAATACATCTAATATTAAGTTTTTATTGTCTATCTCAATGCCACCACTTTCTTTAACTTTAAATCCTAATGGAGGAGCACCACCAGTCCATTTACCTTTTTGGGCTAGAGAGAACATGCTATCTTTAACTCTTTGTTGTATATTGCTTCTTTCCATTTCTGCAAAACTAGCCAACAATGTTAGCATAACTTTTCCCATTTGTGTGTTTGGATCAAAACCTTCAGTTATAGATATAAGTTCAACACTAGATTTTTTAAACATTTCTAATATATTTAGAAAGTCTAGTGTATTTCTAGCGATTCTATCTATCTTATAGCATACAACGACATCTATTTGTTTTAATGCAGCTAATTTAAGCATTTTTTGAAAGGCTGGTCTATTAGTATTACCACCGCTAAACCCTTCATCTTCAAATATTTTAAATTCACAATCTTTAAATTTTTTTAACATATACTCCTTACACATATTAATTTGAGTTTCTATTGATATAGAACCTTCTATATATACGGACTTTCGACTATAAATTGCTATTCTTTTCATACAAGAACCTCCTAAATTATTTTTATATTTGATTTTTTATTGGAAACTTTTAATGCTATAGACATTTTTGTATAAATATAGTAATATAACTATGAATAAAATATGAAGGAGTTATTACATATGAAACCAAAACATTCAAAAGCATTATTAGTATCAGCTATTATAGGAACATTATATATGATTTTCTTAATTGCTAACTTCGGTGGAGCAATAGCAAATTCAACTGATGCAGCAGAGCAAGCTGGAGCAGCAATTGCAACAGCATTAGTAACACCACATATGATATTAGTCGCAATAGCGTTAATATTTAACTGGGTATCATACTTTACTAATAAAAGAGGGTTCGCATTAACTGCAGGTATATTATATTCAGTTGGTGGCGTATTGTTCCTATTATATATTTTCTTTGTTGTTCCAAGTTTAGTATTAAGTTTTGTTGGATATGCTAAACTAAAAACTATAAATGAAGAAAATTCTAAAATAGCTGAAAAACAAAATTAAAATTTCCTTAAAGTGTTAGATATTAATTTATCTAGCACTTTTTTGTTTTCTAGGTAAATGATAATAAATTTTCAAACGTAGGTAAAGTTAACCAATTGTTTTAAAAATATTAAAATATTATCAAAAAAATTGTTTTATTAAATATTTAATTAAATAATAATAATCTTATTAAATAATTGTTAAATTACACCATTTTACAAATGATAAAATTCAAACCATTTTACAAAATTCCTACCTTTAAATGTAATTCAATAAAATATCTTAAATAAAAGATAATAGAAATTATTAAATTAATAAATTTTACTGTTTGAAATTGGTAAAATGTTTTAATAAAATGTAAATGGATTTTCAAGTCATTTTATTAAGGGGGAAATGTTTTGGAGGATATAATAAAACTAGAAGTTGAAGTTAAAACTAAAATTGAAAAACTAAAAAATAAAAGAGAGCTTAAGTAACTCTCTTCTATTTTTTTTGTTTTAAAAATAAATGTTTTAAATCAGCTTTTAGTGCAGTTAAAAGAATATCTTTAACTTCATCAGAAATATTTTCAACATCATTTGTTATAAATCCATCATTTATAAGATTATTGATAGTTTCTCTTATACAATTAAATTCATCTCTATTTTCAATATATTCTGAATCAATTCCGTATAACCAATAACTTTCTGGAATATTGCTATATTTAGATAAAGTTTTTAAAAATTGTTTACTAGGCTTTCTAGCACCTCTTTCAAACATAGCATAAAGTTGTTCTGATATTCCTAATTTTTCTGCCATTTCTCTCTTAGTAGATATTTTTAAAATATTACTTCTATAGTTTTCTAAGCGTGAAGAAAATTTATTCATTTAAAAACCTCCTTGAAAATGATAATAACACAAATTTGTTTCAAATAAAACAATAAAGTTTTAAATAAAACAAATTTGTTTTATGAGTAAATGAAAGAAAAATGAAGTTAAACAAAGAAAATATACGAAATAATTAATAAAACGACTTAATTCAATGTTTTACTATAAAACAAATTTGTTTTACAATAAACGTGTCGAGAGGAGGTGCAGACATGAATGAATTAGATAAGCTTATTAAAAAAAGCGACTATAAATTAGAAGCTTTTGAAAATGAGCTAAATATTTCTAGAGGTACTTTTTGGAGAATAAGAAAAGGTACAAGACCATTGAGAGAAAATGAAATTAATAAGCTTTCTAAGATGCTCGATATTTCGGAAAAAGATTTAAAGGAAGTGAGTAAATTTGTTGGAGATAATTAAGTTGGAACAAGATGTTAAAAGAAAAATTGAAAGTTTAAAAAATAGAGGGAGGAGAAACAATGAATAACTTAATGATTTTTGAAAACAAAGAATTAGGAATTGATGTAAGAACAATTAAAAATGATGATGGAAGTATTTCTATTAATGCAGAAGATGGCGCAATAGGATTGGGGTGGACAAGAAAACAAACCATAAATGGAAAGGAATATTTTAATGTACTATGGGCTAGAATGAATGGTTTCATCAAAGAATTAGGTTTTGCACACGAGTGTGCAAAAGATGATTTCATCCCAGAAAGTCTATTCTATCTATTAGCAATGAAAGCAAATAATGAGGTAGCAAGAAAATTTCAAACTTGGTTAGCAGTAGAAGTTATTCCAGCTATAAGAAAGAGTGGACAATATCAATTGGAAAAGAAACCAACAAGTGCAATAGATTTATTTGAAGCACAAGTACAAGCTTTCAAGGAAGTTAAACAACAAATTAATGAGGTTAATCATAGAGTGCTAGAAGCAAGCGCAAAGAGTGACAAGCTAGAGGAAAGAATGGATAATCAGACACTTTCTACAGCTCAAACTAAGAAACTTAAAAAACTAGCAAATAGTTTAGCAGTTCCCTTAGTAGGTGGAAAAGGTAGCAAAGCTTATGAGCCTATGATTAGAAAAGTTTATATGGATATTTACAGACAGTTATTTAGAGAATTAGGTGTAAAAGCAAGTGATGAAATAAAAGTAAAAGATTTTAATTTTGCTTTAGAAGTTATGAATGATTATAAGATTGCAACAGCTCTTAAAAATGAAATAGACATTCTTAACAACCAAAGGCAATTAAATATTTAACATATTGCTGACCTTAACAAAATGATAAGACCATATTAGTAAGGTCAACAAAATGGAAGGAGGGATTTAAATGGACAAAAAAATAACTGTCCAAGCCAATCAAGATCAGTTAAAAGTTAAATCTATAATACAAACTGTATTAAATTGTTTATTAATTATTGTTGTTTTAGTAAATATATTCTCTCTTTTTAAAAGAGAGAATATAAATAAGCAATTACAAATGCAGATTGAAGAAAACAAATTGGCTATACAAAAGGTCGATTTAATAGTTGAGCAACTTGAAAAAGAAATTACTAATCTTCATAAGAAAGGTGCTTTAGATTAGAGTTTAATTTTTCTAATTCTTTAGTTAACTTAATATTGGTTTCAGTATTTTGTTGAATAGTTTTAGTCATATGTTCATTAGATATATTACTTTGCGTATCAGAGTAAAGTCCATACACAAAAAATAATAGGGTAATAACAATGTTAATAATATTTAAAATATCCGATTTACTAAGTTTGTTATTTTCAAAAATTTCTTTTGTAGAATCTATAGATTTGACACAATTTTCAACATCATTGTCAACAATATTATTTTCATTGCAAAATTCTTTAAGCGAATCTGTAAATGAATAGATGCTTTTAGCCAGTTCTGTTGGAAAAGATTTAAAAGTTAAATCTAAGTTGTTAAATGAATTAATACTATCAAGTGCAAAGCTAGCCATTAAGTCTAATATAGAGTTTATATTTTCAAAATTTGACCTGTTAATGGATTCAATTACTCTTTGAATTGGCAAGGTAAAATCAATATCTGGCGGTTGACAAGCAATTTTACCAATTTGAGCAATTTGATTCATGCAATGTTCTACTGAATAAATATTAGAGGCTAAATTTAAATTACTTCTATAAATTGGAGTAGGAATTTTTATAGAATTTCTAATTAATTTACTATAAAGTTCATTATTGGATTTAATATTAAACATGATTATATCACCTTTCATAATTTATTTCGACTTGGCGGAGCCGATACTTAAATTATAAAGGTTGGAAATATATAGGACAAGTATCAGTAAATAGCGAATCCCTCTGATACTAAGGGAACGAATAAGATAAGCTTTAATCAAAATCCCATTAAAGCTAAGGGTAAATATTTTAAAGGAGGAAAGCAGAAATGGCTAAGAAAAAGCTAGATTTAGAAGATAACAGCAAACTTCCAAAGCCAAAATTAACTTGGATAGATGGCAAGCCATTTGTAAGTAATGGATGGATTCTTGGATCTTACTTTGAGATTATAGAGCAACCTTCAATAAGAAGCGTAGAATATGCAAATGAAGTTTTTGCATATAATGCACATAAAAATAAAGAGAGATATATTGGGGAGAAAAAGATATGTTAACTCCAAACGGAAGAATCATCTTGGGAATAATATCAATAGTCACAGCTTTGTATCTAAGTTTGTACTTTATGATTAAAAGCCTAGATGAAAAAGAGCCTAGAAAAAGCTTTAAATATTTAATACTAAGTGCATGTAATATGTTAGCTTTAATATTTTCAACAAATGTAATTTAAGGAGGAATTTAAAATGAATAGAAAAGAAATAATAGGACAATTAGAGGATTTATTATATAACTTTAAAAATTTTGAAAGTGTTGAAACTACAGATGATGATGTAGTAGCTTTAGAGTTTGCAATTAATGAATTAAAAGGAACTGCTCAAGAAGTAACAGATCAAGAGCAGTATAAGTTTGTTCCAGAGGATGCCAATGGAACAATATATATGAATGAATTAAGTATAAAACGTCCTTATTAGTTAAATATATTTTCTCTTATATATTGCCATTGTTTTTTACTTAACCATCCTTGGTAATTGTCTTTAACTTCAATAATTATTAATCTATCATTGCCGTCAAGATGAGGCTTTATTTTGTCTGATATTTGGTTAGGAGTAAGATAAGACTTAATTAAATATGATGATTTCCAGTAAGTACACCAGGCACCAGTAGAAGAATCTTTTATCGCTTTAATAACTTCATCATATTTTTGACCTTTACTATTTAGATCATAAGTAATCATATATGCAGCCATTTATATCACCACCTTTCAGCATAATTATACAATTTTTAACATGAAAATTTTGTTGAAAATTGTTGGAAGGGAATTTTGGAAAGGAAAAACTTGAAATGAGTAAGAAATATGAAAGATTAATTTACACAATATATTATCTTTTTATATTTAGTATGGTAGGTTTACTACTTTACTTAATAAAAAATTAGTTAATAAAGGAGAGAAAAAAATGAAACAATTAAAAAGATTAACAAGAGCACAAGCAATATTAGCTCAAAAAGAATATGGAGTGGAAAATCCAAGAGAAAGATTTGGAGTATATAGATTTAGTAAGGACAGTGTTACATTTTGGGACAAGTTAGAAAATAAAGTTATGGATCCAATAAGAATTTAGTTAGGAGAGTAAATATGAAAAAAATTAATATAGGATGCTTAGTAGCTTTAATAGGAAGTATAGTTATTTGGGTTATCTTCTTTTACGTATCTTATAAAGTTTGGTGTTGGCTATGGACTTAGAATTTAGAATATTAAAAAGAGATTTAAACATATTTGTTTTTGAAGATGATCCAATGGAATTAGCAATTTTATTTGAAGAGGTTTGTAAAAATAGAAATAAAAAATATATAAGAAGTTTGTTTAATACAATGCCTTTTGAGTTTTGCATAGAATTAAAACCGCCAATTTCTCCATCAGATGAAAACTTTTATATATATTTCAATAAAGATGATGAAATTATAAAAGTTTTTAGAAATTTAAAATCTAGTTGGGGCTTGGAATTGGTTGTTGATTCAGACTTGTTTGGAATAAATGGAAGTTTTGAATCTATAAAAGTTTATTTAGCATATGTTGCATATATAAATTTTATAAATAATAAGCCAAGAATTAGAAAGAGTATTAATAATAAAAAATTTGAATTTAAGACTAAAAATAATATACAAAGTAGAGAAAATTTAAACCGAAATGTACAAATATTAGATGGAAATAGAATTATTTATGAATCAAATATAGAAAATTTAAATTATGATTTGCAAAAAAGAAACTATACAAGAAAAACAGAAGCTTGGATGGTTTTAGGATTTACTAGAAGGTTAAAAAGTGGAAAGATAGTTCAAGTTAAACCACATATTAGAGGACATGGAAAGGTTAATAAAAAGGAGTATTTAGTAAAATGATATTCGTTTTAGATTTGATTACACAAAATGTACAAGAAAGACTAAGCAAACTAACAATAGACGAAACTATAAACGTTTTAATAGAGGAAGAAATAAAAAGAGAGTACCAAGGCACCGACCAAAGTAACCAATGTACTCAAGAAATTTTAAAGTCAAGGAAAGTTTAGCACATTAAATTTAAGGAGGCAAGAAAATGAACGTTAAATTTTATGATGGAAATATAGAGAGAATAGGATATGACTTTTATTGTGATATTGCTATAAATATAGTCAATGAAAGAAAAGCGTTAGGTTTAACACAAGAAGAATTGGCTGAAAAAACAAAAATAAAAATTAATAGGTTGAGTGGAATAGAAAATGTTAAGTACCGTATAAAACTTGATGAGATTAAATGTATATCTAAAGTATTAGATGTTTCTGTAAATAACTTAATTAATGCTGAGTTGGATAGTCAAATTGGAGAATGTATATATGTAATTTCTACAGAAAATAGTAAGCATTTAAATTCATATTCACATAGTAGGAAAGGTGTAAGCCTATATTTCCGTGCCACAAGTAAGAGAATGGCTTTCTTAAAATGTGAGAAATATTTGAATGATGTGGGGGTAACACTTTTTTCTAATTCAAGAAGTAGGGTTTTTGTTGAGTTGGTAGGTAAACCTATAACCAAACAAGAATTACAGGACAAGTTACCAAAATTTAAAGAGAATCAAGAAATAGAAAAAGATGATTAGATAACAGAGGTAAAAGCCATGGAAAATATACCAGATTGTTGTTATGAGTATAGATTCAATAGAGAAGAGCCAAGAGCTATAAAAACTTGTACTGAATGTGGTTATAGCATATATGCAGGTGAAAAGTATCTTCCTATTGGGGATAAGATAATATGCCGTGAGTGCTTAGATGAACTTATGGAAGAAGCAGAATAAATATTTAATTCAATCAAGGAGGAATAAACAATGAGTAATGAAATAACAAATATATTTACAGGAGAAGTCCAAGGAAAACAACAAAAAACTACTACAACAGAAATGTTTACTACTAGACAAGCTCAAGAAGTGCAAGCAGCAATGGTAATTGCAAAAAGATTTCCAAGAGATGAAATAGATGCTTTCAACAGAATAATTAGAGCGTGCCAAAGAAAAAGTTTAGCAGAGCAAGCTGTTTATGAATATCCAAGGGGTGGAACAAAAGTAAGTGGACCATCTATAAGACTTGCAGAAGCCTTAGCCCAAAATTGGGGAAATATAGATTATGGAATTATAGAGTTAGAACAAAAAGATGGAGAAAGCCAAGTTATGGCGTATGCATGGGATTTAGAAACTAATACAAGACAAACTAAAATATTTAGTGTTCCACATGTAAGAAGCACTAGAAATGGAAATAAAAAATTAACTGATCCAAGAGATATATACGAGATGGTTGCTAATCAAGGTGCTAGAAGATTAAGGGCTTGTATTTTAGGAGTTATTCCAGGAGATGTTATAGATGCGGCGGTAGAACAATGTGAATTAACAATGAGATGTAATAATGTAGAACCTTTAATTGATAGAGTTAGAAAAATGCTTAAGGTGTTTGAAGAAAAATTTAGTGTTACTAAAGATATGATAGAAAAATATCTAGGATGTAATTCAGAGGCTATAAGTGAAAATGACTTTGTAAAATTAAGAAAAATTTATAGTAGCTTAAAAGATGGAATGTCTAAGAGAGAAGATTGGTTTGAAATAAAACCAGCTGAAAAATCAGTATTAGAATTAAATACTAATTCTATAGTAAAAGAGGAAGTTAAACAAGAAGATATGTTTATAGGTACACCACTTGAAGAAGCGGAGGAAGAAAACAATGGAGATAAATAAAGATAATTACTTTAGCTTAGAGGCTGACAGAGAGTATTTCTCTGTCTCTCAATTCAAAAGTTTTAAAGAGTGTGAAGCTAAGACAATGGCTAAATTAAATGGAGTGTGGGTAGATAGTAAAAATGATGCATTTACATTAGGTTCTTATGTTCATCTTTGGAGTGAAGGAGGAAATCTTGGAGAGTTTAGAGTGCAGCATCCAGAAATGTTTAAGAAGGATGGAGATTTAAAAGCTAATTTTAAAGTTGCAGACAAAATGATAGAAACATTATCTAAAGATCCTTTAATAGAAAAGGTTAGAGAAGGACAAAAAGAAGTTATATTTACTGGTGAACTATACGGAGCCAAGTGGAAAATAATGATTGATATTTATAATCCAAGTAGCAAATATTTTGCTGATTTAAAGACCACAAGAAGCATTCAAATGAAATATTGGAATGAAGAGTTAAAGGTAAAACAAAACTTTATAGAATACTATGATTATCTTTTACAAATGGCAGTATATGCAGAAATAGAAAGACAAAATAGAGGTGGAGAAGATTATCTACAACCTCACATAATAGCTGTCAGTAAAGAAGAGATTCCCGATAAAGCTGTAATTTTAGTCGGAACAGAATTTATAAAAGATAAATTGCTAGAGATTGAATCTTTACTACCACATTTTATTAGAGTAAAGGAAGGTGAAGAAGTTCCTACAAGATGTGGACATTGTGATTATTGCAGAAGTACAAAACAAATTTCAAAGATAATTCATTATACAGAGCTATAGGAGTGATTAATTTGAGATTAGAGTTAGATGAGGTTAAAAAGTACGGAAAAGAGCAGAACTTTTCTATAGATATAAAAGATACCGAAAAGATAATTTTAACTATAGAGGATTCTATAATCGTGCCAATGGATGAAGCTTCTTTTGATGAATTAAGGAATAAATTAAATGAAGCTTATGAGTTAAGAAAGATGTAACGGAGGATGTTAATTATGGCAGAAGGGTGGATAAAACTTTATAGAAATATCCAAGATCATTGGATATGGCAAGACCCAGTAAAACTAAAACGGTGGCTAGACATCCTTCTCCTAGTTAATCATAAAGAAAATAAAATTCTTTTAGGAGATGAATTAGTCACTATTAAAAGAGGAGAGCATCATACTTCGGAGCTTAAATTAATGGCTAGATGGGGTGTTTCGAAAACAACTTTAAGACGCTTCTTAAAGTTATTGGTTGATGAAGGAATGTTGGAATTGAAACCAACAAAAAAAGGTACCACCTTGAAAGTAACTAATTACAACGATTATCAAGATTTTTCAGAGGGTGAAAAAACCATAAAAAAACCACAAAAAGACCATAAAGAAACCATAGAAAAACCATATGGTATACCACAAAAAGACCATATGGTATACACAAACAATAATGAAAAGAATGAGAAGAATGAAAAAAATGAGAAAGAAGGAAAAGAAGAAGCATCCCCACCAACCTCTCCTCGCTTCTATCCTTCTCCTATTCATGAGTTATTAGCTAACTCAGATTCTTTATCACCAGTAAGTTACAAAACATTTTTTGAAAATGCAGATATTAGAGAAGAGAATGGAGCTATAAAGATTAAGGCAGAAAATGAATTTTCTAAAGGAGCTATTCAAAAATATATTCCAACATTAGAGATTGAAACTAATAAAAAAATAGAGGTGGTTTAAGTGAAGGTCAATTTGCTTGATATGTATACACCACATGAGCTTGGAATTATGACTTATAAAGATATAGCAGCTAAGAGAGAAAAGAAAGATAAAGAAGTTTACGCTTATCTTAAGTGTAGAGATATTGGACTTAGAAAAAGATGGAGTGTAAAAGTTGGAGGATATAGATGGTAAAGATAAATTCAATAAAAGAATTAAAAAAACACTCACATAAGCTACCAGAAGAGGTTGCTTTAGATATTCAACACAGAATAGGTGATTGGATAGTGAGTGGTGGATCATATGAAGATGATTATATAAAGCAGCAGTTTAGATATGCTGAAAGAGTAATAAATTCAAAGGATAGGTAGTTTATGAAGGTAGTAGTTACAGGAAAGATAAGAGGAAAGGCTAGACCTAGAGTGTGCATGTGGTGAAGGACATATATCAGAAGTACTAAAAGAACATGGATATAAGGTTCATAGTACAGATTTAATTGATAGAGGATATGGATTAGGTGAAATAGATTTCTTAGAGTGTAACGAAGTGTTTAATGGTGATATTATAACAAATCCACCGTATAAATATGCTAAAGAATTTGTATATAAAGCATTGGAGCTAATAAATGAAAAAAATAAGGTTGCTATGTTTGTAAAATTAACATTCTTAGAAACTAAGGGAAGAAAAGAATTATTTGAGAAATATCCACCTAAAACTATTTATATATCTTCTTCAAGGTTACATTGTTGGAAGAATGGAGATAAAGAAGCTAGTAAAGGAAGTAATGCTATAGCTTATATATGGATAGTTTGGGAAAAAGGTTATGAAGGACAAACTATAGTAAAGTGGTTCAATTAAAGAAGGTGAAGTAATTGGAAGTGTTAGAAGGTCAAGTAAGTGTATTCGATGTACTTAAAAAGAAAGTTCTTAAAAAGACTACTGAATATGAGATTACTAATCTTTGATAAGAAAGATAGAGATAAATGCAGAGTAACTAAGAACTTTGAATATGTGAAGAGATATTTATAAGGAGGAAACATGGACAAGGTATTATTTAAAAAGACAGAAGAAAGAATGCGTAACTATTATAATAAAGATAAAAAGATAAAGAGCATAAAGGAAAAGATAAAATTTTTAGAAGATAGAATAGATGTGCTTGCATATAGAATAGAGAATAATGATTTTTGTATTCCAGCTAATTTAAAAGGTATGGGAATTAGCGAGAGAGTGCAAACCTCTTGCTCTGGAAGTCCTATAGAAAAATCAATGATAGAAATTGTTGAAGAGTACGAAAAACAGATAGCTAGGAATATAAAAGAGATAAATTATTTAGAGAATCGTATTTACGATATAGAAAAAGATTTTAAGGTGATAGATTGTAATGTTACAAGTTTACTAGGAGAAGAACATAAAAAATTTTTGGAGGAAGCTTATAAAGATTGTTTACCAAATTGGAAGCTTGCTAATAAATATCACATGAGTGAGGTTTCATGCACTAGGAAGAAAAAGAGCTTAATGAGGCAAGTTATAAAGTGGGAAGAAGAAATGCTAAAAGGAAATTTAGATGAAATAATTTGAAATAAAATGAAATAAAATGATAAACCATAGGTGCAAAATATATGAGATAATATGTATGAGGACAGGGTTGATATTCGTTGCACATTTTGTGCACCTCCTTTTTAATTGATATAGATGTTAGAGCGGAAAGCAAGGTGTAAAAGCCTTGCACATGGAAAGTTACTCAAGTTGGTTAAGAGGGCAGATTGCTAATCTGTTAGTAGGCTTAAAGTCTAGCAAGAGTTCGAATCTCTTACTTTCCGCCATTAAAAAAAATTAAATAACCTCTGGATTACGGAAAAGAATCTAGTTTCGGCTAGGTTCTTTTTATTTTATTTAGAAAGAAGGTGAAATAATGAATATACAAGGAAAGATAAATAAATTAATAAAAGGATTAAATGTTTATGGATATATATACTTAGTAAACAGAGAACAATTTGTAAGTAATAAAACTGGTAATGTATGTACTGTATATAAATTGTTTCACTTAATTGATGTTGAAGAATATAACTATATGTATCCAGATGATAAAAAAGATCCTAAAAAATATTCTAAGGTAAAAGATGAAGTGCTAAGTAGTTTTAAGCAACAAGATATACTTTTAAAATTAGTTGAGGTATATAAAGAAGTAGGTGGAGTAAATGGATAATAAAAAGCTTACACCAAAACAAAAAGCGTTTGCAGATTACTATATTGAGTTAGGCAATGCAACAGAAGCAGCAAGAAGAGCAGGATATAAAAAGCCTAATGTACAAGGAAGTCAGAACTTAGAAAAACTTAGTATTAAATCATATATAGATGAAAGAATAAATGCTTTAGATGAAACGAGAATAGCCAAAGGGGAAGAAGTCCTCGAATACTTAACAAAGGTTATGAGAGGTAAAGAAAAAGACCAATTTGGATTAGATGCATCATTACAGGATAGAACAAAGGCAGCAGAGTTATTAGGTAAGAGATACAGACTATTTACTGATAAAATAGAAGCTGATGTTAATCAAACCGTAGTTTTTGAGGGAGAGGATGACCTTGAAGATTAATAATAACTTAAGAATACATTTGCCTAGTAAGATAGGTAGAGGGTATGGCACCTTTTGGAGATTCAAAGGGAGATATAGAGTTGTTAAGGGTGGTAGAGGAAGTAAAAAATCGACTACTACAGCTATGTGGATTATTTATAATATGATGAAATATCCTCTAGCAAATACATTAGTATTAAGGCGTGTTTTCAATACTCATAAGGATTCTACATATACTCAATTAAAGTGGGCTGCTAACAATTTAGGTGTATCTCATTTATGGCATTTTAGCAAATCGCCTTTAGAGATTACATATAAGCCTACAGGACAGAAAATACTGTTTAGAGGATTAGATGATCCTATGAGTATAACTTCTATTACAGTAGAAATAGGATATTTGTGTTGGGCTTGGTTCGAAGAAGCATTCCAAGTTATGAATGAAGATGATTTTAACAAAGTTGATATGTCTATAAGGGGTGAGTTACCAATGGGATATTTTAAACAAATAACATTAAGCTTCAACCCATGGAGTGAAAAGCATTGGTTAAAGAAAAGGTTCTTTGATACTAAAGATGATAATATTTTAGCTTTAACGACTAATTATAAATGCAATGAGTTTCTAGGTGATGATGATAGAAAACTATTTGAAAGTATGAAAGAAAATAATCCAAGAAGATATAAAATAGAAGGACTTGGAGAATGGGGAATAGCTGACGGTTTAGTATATGAAAACTTTACTGAACTTGAATTTGATGTGAAAGAAATAAGTAAGAGAAAAGGTATTATTAGTGTCTTTGGTTTGGACTTTGGATATACTAATGACCCTACAGCTTTTATATGCTGCTTAGTTGATGAAAAAACTAAGGAGCTTTTTATTTTTGATGAACATTATCAGAAAGCTATGAGTAATACTGATATAGTTAATATGATTAAGTATAAAGGCTATTCAAAAGAAAAGATAATTGCAGATAGTGCAGAGCCTAAGAGTATTGATGATATTAAAAAGCAAGGAATAAGAAGAATTAAAGCAGCTCAAAAAGGTAAAGATAGTATTTTAAATGGAATACAAAACATTCAAGATTATAAGATGTATGTTCATCCTAAGTGCGAGAATACGTTAGTTGAGTTAAATAACTATGTATGGGATACAAAAGATGGACAGGTAATAAATAAACCTATAGATGATTATAACCATCTTATGGATGCTTTAAGGTATGCTATGGAGCAAACCAAGAAAATTAATACATGGCTAGTATAGGAGGTGATTAAATGGAGTTAAAAAAGCTAGGTGATTTAATTAGTAAAGATAGAGTATCATCTATTAAAGCTAAGGCTAAAGAAGGTATAGCGTATTACAAAGGAGAACATGAAATACTGAATTATAGATTATTCTATTATGATAGTAATGGAATGCTTAAAGAAGATAAGTATAGAAGTAATATACAAATACCTCACCAGTTCCATACAGAGCTTGTAGACCAAAAGGTACAGTATTTATTATCTAATCCTATAGAAGTCATAACGGAAGATCAAGCATTACAAGATTACTTAAAAGAATATATTAATGAAGATTTTCAAGAGGTGCTACAAAATGCTATTGAAGGAGCATCTAATAAAGGACTTGAATATGTTTATGCTTATATAGATTCTAGTAATAAGATTAGCTTTCAAGTTGCAGATAGCTTGAATGTTATACCAGTATATGATGAACTTAATAATTATGCATTAAAATGTATAGTTAGGTATTATGATACTAAGATACAAGATAAAGATAAGCAAGTAACTATAACTAAAGCGGAAGTATGGACAGATAAAGATGTAACTTATTATGTAAAAGATGGAGATAGCAAAGACTTTAAGCTAGATGATAGCATTAAACCTAATCCAAGACCACATATAACATTAGAAGATGAAAAAGCTTTTTATGATGGCGGAGGACTTGGATATATACCATTCTTTAAATTACAGAATAATAAGTATGAGAAAACAGATTTAGAGCCTATAAAAGCTTTAATAGATGATTATGACCTTATGGCGTGTAGCTTATCTAATAACTTACAGGACTTCCAAGAAGCAATATATGTAGTTAGAGGTTATCAAGGAGATAGCTTAGATGAATTAACTACTAACTTAAAAACTAAAAAGACTATAGGTGTTGATAGTGAGGGTGGCATAGATGTAAAGACGATAGATATTCCTATAGCAGCAAGAGAATCTAAAATAAAACTAGATAAAGAATCTATATATAAGTTTGGTATGGGCTTTGATAGTAGCCAAATAGGCGATGGAAATATTACCAATGTTGTTATTAAATCTAGGTATGCTCTACTGGACTTAAAGTGTAATAAAGCAGAGATAAGGCTTAGAAAGCTAATAAGACAGTTGTTAAAGGTTATAGTAGAAGATATTAATAAGAGGTTTAATAAAGCCTATAACTTTATGGATATTGACATTAACATAGTAAGAGAAACTATGGTTAATGAGAATGATGTTGCTAATAATGAAAAAATAGAAGCAGAAAAACAAGGACAACTTATAGATAATATTCTTACTGCTGCAACAAGACTTGATGATGATACAGTTCTTAAATGTTTATGTAATATTCTTGAACTTGACTATGAAGAGGTAAAAGAAAAATTAGAGAAACAAGAAATTAAAAATGTAGATTTTAATTCTTTATCTGAACAGATGCTAAATGATCCTAAGGGTGTAAATAATGAATAAGTATTATAAAGAACTCTTAGGAATGATGAATAAGAATGAGAATGAAGTAAGAAGATTACTTATTCTTAATTATGCTAATGCTCTAACAGAGATAAAAAAAGAATTAAAAGACTACATGAGTAGATATGATGATTTAACTTATTCACAGATGTTGCAATGTAATAGGTTAAAATCTTTAGAAGCGCAGATTAATAGTATTCTTGATAAACTATACAATACAAATAGTAAAGATATAAGTAATCATGCTTTTAAGACATATGAGGAAAACTATTTTGGCTTATTCTATGAGTTGGAAAGTAAGTATAAAATAAATCTTAGTTTCTCTATGATAAGTGAGGACTATGTAAAGAAAGCTATAGAATATCCAGTAGGTGGTTTAAACCTATCTGAACGTTTATATGGTAAGCATTTAAATGACTTAAAGATTAAGGTTAAGGCTTGCCTTACAGACCACATGATAAATGATAGAGGATATAAGGTTATGGCTAAGAAACTATCTGAAATATCTAATGCAGATTATAAGCAAAGTTTAAGAATTGCTATAACAGAAGGTAATAGACTTAGAAGTTTAGCAAGACAAGACTCTTATGAGGAAGCAACAGACTTAGGAATAGATTTAAAAAAGAAATGGTTATCTACTTTAGATAGTAAAACAAGATGCTTACATAGAGCTTTAGATGGACAAGTTAAGAATGTAGATGAAGAGTTTGAGATTAGTGGATATACTGCTTTAGAACCTCGTCTTTTTGGTGTTGCTAGTATGGATATACATTGCAGGTGTGACACTATAAATGTAGTTGAAGGTATTTCTCCGAACATTAGAAGAGATAATGAAACTGGCAGGGTTATACCTTATAAAAACTATAATGACTGGTATGAAAATAGAGTTGTTGGAGAGCAACTTAAAATGTAGGAGGAACTATTATGACTACAACTATAAGTAAGATATATAAGAAATGCAATGAATGTAAACATAAAGATAATTGTGATAATAAAAGAATGGTAGCTTGTAATATAGCTGAAATTCCACCAACTAATATGATGAGGGATATTAACATTAATAATTGTGTACCTAATGGAAAACCATTAATAAGAAAATATACACCAATAACAATTAATATGGGAGAGTTCGGTAAAATAGAAACTTCTTTGGAGGAAATCTCAGAAAGTTTAACAAAAGATTTGTATAAAAAATTAGGAATAGGAGTTGGTTTAAAATGAAGAAACTAAATGAAACAGCTAAGATGATGGTTAGTGCAGATTATAAAGAAAGATTTAAAGCAGAGTATTTGCAGTTGAAAATTAGAATAACTGGTTTAAATAATATGCTTAAAAAGTATAAGGAAGGAACACTAACGTTTAAACCTAATTGTAGTTATGAATTACTACACACTCAATTAGTTTACATGGAATGTTATTTAAATACACTTGAGGAAAGAGCAAAAATAGAAGGAATAGAACTTAAAGGAGAAGTTGAGTAATGAAAAGTTATATTAGTACAAAATTAGTTAAAGCAAAGCCAATGACTAGGGGAGAATATAATAAGTTTAGAGGATGGGATATACCTAAAAATGAAAATCCCAATAATGAAGGTTATTTAATTCAATATCCAGATGAATATATTTCATGGTGTCCTAAGAAACAATTTGAGGAATCTAATTTAAAAGTTGATGATAATAAGAATCTAGCTAGTGGAGTTTCAATAGGTTCTAAGATGGTAGATGGCTTTATAAAAGAAGTTCACGTATCTACTCTTGGAGATAAAACAACTTTAGTAAGAGCTATCTTAGTTAATGGATTTGAGATAATTGAATCTACTGGTTGTGTAGATAAAGTTAATTACAGCGAAGATATAGGAGCAGAGATTTGTTTAAATAAGATTAAGGATAAAATATGGTATCTATTAGGATTCTTATTACAAACAGCATATAACGGAGTTAATTAGGTCTTAGAAATAAGGCTTTTTATTTTGCTCTTTTTTAAGAGTTGCAGAGCATAAAGAACAACAGTACTCCTAACTGGGAGCAACCAGTATAAATATGCTATTGGAGGTAATAAAAATGGAATGGTTAAGAAAATTATTAGAAGGTGCAACAATTACTGATGGAAAGTTAGATATTGATGGATTAATGAAGTCAATTAATACTGAATTTCCTAAGAATGCAGTACCAAAAGAAAAGTATAATGAGGTTTCTAACGACCTTAAAACTGCAAACAAGACTTTAGATAACTTAAGAAAAAATCACAAAGATGTTGAGGACCTGCAAAAAGAAATTGAGGGTTATAAAACTAAAATGTCAGATTTGGAAGCAACTAGAGCTAAGGAGCAAAAGGAATTTACTATTAAGAGTAAGTTAAAAGATTTAGGTTGTACTGACTTAGATTATATGCTTTATAAACTAGGTGATATTGATAAGCTAGACTTAGAAAAAGATTGGGAAAATAAAGCTAAGGAATTAAAAGAGAATAATGCTACATTCTTCCCAGTAGAAGAGAATAAAGGTGATAATAACAAGAATAACTTTAACATTTTAGAAAATAAGTTAAGTGAAGGCTCTACAGGAAGTGAAGCAGAAACGATTGCAAGTGCTTTTGCAGGTGCTTTAAGTGGAAATTATTAAAGAAAAGGAGAGATATAAATAATGGCAAATAATTTACAATACTCAACTATATTCCAAAATGAACTAGATAAAATGGCAGTTCAAGAAATGGTTACTGGTTGGATGGATGGAAATGCTGGTAAAGTAAAGTACAAAGGAGGGAAAGAGGTAAAAATACCTAAATTATCAGTAGATGGTTTAGCTGATTATGGTAGAACAGGTAATTCTGGTTTCGTAGATGGAGATGTAACATTTGGTTACGAAACAAAAACTATGACACAAGATAGAGGAAGAGCGTTCTCTATTGATGCAAATGATGTTGATGAAACTGGATTTGTTGTGACAGCAGGAGCAATAATGGGAGAGTTTCAAAGAACTAAGGTTATACCAGAGATAGATGCTTATAGATTATCAGCTTTATCTACTTTAGCTTTAGAAGATAATAAGAAATATTCTTATACTCCAGCTAAAGATACAATAATTCAAGAAATTAAATTAGGTATAAAGAAAATAAGACAACAAGGCTGTAATGATCCTTTAGTTATACATATAACTTATGATGCTCTTATGGAAGTTGAACTTGCCATGTTTGGTAAGATTTCAAGTGTAGAATTTAGTAAAGGTGGAGTTAATACTAAAGTACCTGCTATAGATGGATGTCCATTAATAGAAACTCCTGAAAATAGAATGTATTCAGCTATACAATTATATGATGGTAAAACTCATGGGCAAACACAAGGTGGATATGCTAAAGCTACAAAAGGAATTCAAATGAATTTTATTATAATGGCTAAAGGAACACCTCTTGCAATTACTAAGCAAGATAATATGAGAATATTTGATCCACAAACTAACCAAAAAGCAAATGCTTGGGCTATGGATTATAGAAGATATCATGATTTATGGATAAAGGATAATTCAGCTAATTCAATATATGTTAACTATAAGGAGGCTAAGAGTCAATAATGATTAGAATGAAAAGATTAAACGTTGAAAGAGTAGTAGATGATGAACACTATAAAGAAATATTAGAAAATCAAGGTTTTACAGTTGTAGAAGATAATTGTGATCCTTTAGAAAATGCAGATTATGATGCTTTGAAAGTAGAAGATTTGAAGGCTTTAGCAGTTGAAAAGGGAATTGAAGTACCTTCTAAAACAAAAAAAGAGGACATTATACAATTAATAAAGGATAGTGAGTAGTAACTTGCTATCCTTTTTAGGTGGTGATAAATTGATTTTATCTTTGGAAGAAGCTAAGAAGATTTTAAAAATAAAAGATGTTAGCCAAGACTTTGAATTAGAGATTAAACTTAATGCTTTAGAAACTATGATAAGAAATAAAACTAATAATAAGTTTTTAGATACTAGAGTTAGAGTAAAGAAGAAACTAATATTTAATGATGGTAATACTATAACGGGAGCTAACTTTGAAGCTTTAGGCTTTAGAGTAGGCAACAGTATAGATATAGATGATAGCATACAAAATAATGGTGTCTATACTATAACAGGAGTATCTGAAACTTATATAAAAGTTAAGGAAGAGTTACAAGAAGAGGAATGTAATTGCCTTATAACTAAAGTTGTATATCCTTCTGATATTAAATTAGGTGTTATTAAATTGCTTCAATATGACAATAAAATGGCTGATAAGATAGGAATTAAGCAGGAAACTATAGCTAGAGTATCAACTACTTATTTTGATATGGGAAGTAATGAAAGTGTAGAAGGCTATCCAGCATCTTTATTAAAATTCTTAAATAAGTATAAAAAGTTGAGGTGGTCATAATGGACACTTCAAAGGCTCCTAGTTTTTCTGTTATGAAACTTATAAAAAAAGATAATGGTATAGGTGGACATACGGAGAAAGAAGATGAAGTATTTAAGATACAAGGCTTTTTAGATTTAGCACAAGGGTTTGGAGCTAACGGAGAGAATAGTAACTTAAATTCTTTTTTACAAGAGAGTACACATATTCTAATTACTGATTATAGAGAAGATATATCTAATAAAAATTGGATTATAGACAGTAAAGGGAACAGATATAATATAGTTCTTGTAGATGATCCTGTATCAAGGCATCACCATTTAGAAATATATTTGAAATTCATAGGTGATTATAATGTTTAAGGATAATAGTCAAGCTTGTAAAAATGCTATAAAAATGGCTGAAATAAAATGGCTTAAAGCTGCTGCATTAGCTATCCAAAGTCAAGCTAAAGCATTAGTTCCAGTAAATACTTCTAATTTAAAAACAAGTATAAACCATAAGGTTCAGGTGTCTAACCTAGAAGCTTATATTGGTACTAATTGTGATTATGCAATTTATGTTGAGTTTGGTACTGGTGAGTTTGCAGAGAATGGCAATGGTAGAAAAGGTGGTTGGGTTTATACTGATCCAAGTGGAAAAACTCATTTTACTATGGGTATGAAACCAAAACCTTATTTAAGGCCAGCTTTTCGAAAAGTTAAACCTGAAATTAAACAACTGCTAAATAAATATTTAGCTGAACTAGGTAATAGTGATAAGGTTACTTGGAATAGAACACAATATAAAAAATAGGTGATGCTATGATACCTTTTTTAATTGAATTAAATAAAGAATTTAGACAAATATGTAAAGAGAGCTATTTAGAAGTTAATAGTTCTGAAAAAGTTATATATCCATATTTGACCTTCTCTTATTCTAGTGAAGCATTAGAAAATACAAGAGAAGGTTTTTATATTGATGTGGATATATTTGATAATTGTGGAGCTGACACTTTAAGATTAGAGCAATTAATAGAAGATATAAGAAAACATTTTGTTAAAGCTAGAATCTTAACAGATGAGGTTCTATTGCAATTTAAAGTTGGTAGTAGAAAAATGATACCTACTTTAAATGAACAAATAAAAAGAAGAAATATACAATTATATTGTAAAGTAGATTGGAGGTAATACAAGTAAATGGCTAAAAAATTACAAACAACAGGTTATACAGAAAATACTCCTAATAGCTACTGGGTAGATGCAGGAGCAGTATATAAAAACTTAAAATGGGATAATTCGGCAAAGGAATGGAAAGGTACTTTATTAGGAGCAACAAGTGATGGTAATAAGGTATCTATAGAACAAGAATATAGAAAAATAGATGTAGATGGAGTTTTTGTAGATGCGGTAGGACAAAAAGTTTTAAAAGGTTCTAAGGCTTCTATGGAGATTAATGTTAAAGAAATTACAGCAGAGAATATTAGATTATCTATTAATGGATCTGTTAGAAAATTAGAAGCAGATTCAGAAGAGGGGCCTCAAAATTATACAATTATTGAGGGAAAAGGCAAGCTGGAGAATAAGGATTATTTAGAAAATATAGCTTTAGTTGGTACTATGAGTGGAAGTGATCAGCCTATTATAATCATTTTAGATAATGCTTTATGTACATCTGGACTTGATACCGAAACTAAAGATGATGATGAAGCAGTTTTAAAAATGAAATTTGAAGCTCATGCAAGTGCTGAACAAGTAGCTGATAGAAAACTACCAGCTAGAATTTATTTCCCACCAATAAAGGAAGCAAGTAAAACAGTTGAAGAACATCATTAATAACTAAGAACTCACATTATGTGGGTTCTTTTATTTTAAGGAGGAAATTTAAATGGAAAAGAAATTAGAAATGAGAAAATTAAGTGGACAAGATACATTCTTAATGTTAAAGATAATGTCTAAAACTGGAGCTAAAAAAGGAATAAAAGAATTTTTAAGTAAGCAAGGAAGTTTTGGAAAAGGAGATAAGACAGAAGAGGATTATCAAAAAATAGGAATAGATGTAATGCTAGATGTGGCTGATACTATAATGTCTAATTTAGAAAATGCTCAAGAAGATATAAATAAGTTATTAGCCAATTTATGCGGTATGAAAGTAAAAGAAATAGAACAGCTAGATTTTATGGAGTATAACACTTTAATTATGGACTTCTTTAAGAAAGAGGAGTTAAAAAGTTTTTTCAAACTTATATTCTCATCTTTCAAATAGGAGAGAATGAATTTAAAGATTTAATTTATAAAAGATATAGTAATCCGTTAGAACTAATATCCAGTATGGATTTTGAAGAGCTAACGGATTTTCTTATGCACTTAATTAAGAAACAGAGAGAAGAAGATCTATGGCAAATATGGCTACATAAAGACATAGATAAAGAATTTGAAGAATTCAAAAAAGAAGTTGAGGAATCTAACTCAAACAGAAGAATGAGTAAAAAACAAGAAAAACAAAATATTGAAAAAGCAGAGAGAATCCTAAAGGGATAGTAAGGAGGTGAATTAATGGAATTATTCACTCTCTTTGGAAAGATAGCAGTAAATGATAAAGATGCTAATAAAAGTATAGATAATGTTACTGGCAGAGCTAAACAAGCAGAAGGGCAAATGGGAGCAACTTTTGGTAAGATTGGTAAAGCGGTAACAACAGCTTTTACTGTAGCAGCAGTAGGAGCTTTCGAAAAGAAGATAGTTGACACTTATAGTACTTATGATGACCAAATGAGGAAGGTGCAAGCGGTTAGTGGAGCTACTGGAAAAGCATATCAAGAACTTAGGGCGAAGGCAGAGGAATTAGGAGCTAAAACTCGTTTCTCGGCAACAGAAGCAGGTCAAGGTATGGAGAATCTTGCAAGAGCTGGATGGAAAACTGGACAGATAATGTCTGGAATAGGTCCAGTGCTTTCATTCGCGACCGCAAATGCAATTGACCTCGGAAGTGCAGCGGGAATCGTGGCAGACGGCTTAAGTCAGTTCGGACTTCAAGCTCAAGACACAGGAATGTTTACTGACGTTCTTAGTGCTACCGCAGCAGCAGCTAATACAGATATAGGACTTTTAGGAGAAACATTAAAATATGCAGGTGCTCCTGCAGGTGCGTTAGGGTATAAGCTACAAGATGTTGCAGTTGCAATGGGATTAATGGCTAACAAAGGTATCAAAGGTTCACAAGCTGGTACAACACTTAGAAGTGCAATGACTAGACTTGCTAATCCTACTGGTGAGAGTGCTAAGGCTATGAAAAAGCTCGGCATTTCGATTACAGATAGTTCAGGTAAGGTTAAACCATTCGCAACTCTTATGCAAGACTTAAGAGGTAAGTTTAGCAAATTAAATGATGCACAAAAAGCACAAATGGCAAGTACTATTTTTGGACAAGAAGCTATGTCGGGTATGCTTGCAGTTGTTAATAGTTCTGATGAAGAATTTAATAAAATGACCAATGCAATTAAGAATTGTGATGGCCAGACACAGAAAATGGCTGACACTATGGATGGTGGACTTGGTGGAGCAATAGCAAGTGTTAAAAGTGCTTGGGAAGGATTTTTAATAAAGCTTGGAAGTGTACAAGATGGTCTTTTAGTTGGAGCTTTCAACTTATTAGCATTAGCTATAAGAGGATTATCACCAGTAATAGATGGTATTTCATTTGCTTTTCAAACTTTATTTAACATAATAAAAAACAATCCAATAATCCAAGGCTTTGTAGCTCCTTTTAAAGTTATGATTGAACATCTTCAAAATGGTATGAGTGTTTGTGGTTCGTTCTATCAAGCTTTTATGAATCTATTTCCAGATGGCTCTATATTAGTTAGTGATTTTATAGGAGCAATAGAATTTGGATTAAAAGGACTTGTAGCTCTAGCAAAAGGTAATGTAGAAGAAGCTAGGGATTGGTTTTACTCTATATTCCCAGATGATGTTGAAAATATGTTACAAGTTGATAAGATAATGAACATAATTTCAAACATTAAAAATGTATTTCAATCAACTTTTGATGCTATAGGAAATATAGTTGTTATTGCTATGAATATAGCAGGTGGTGCTTTTGAAGCATTAGGAGCTATATGGGTTACAGTTTCTCCAACTATAGTTAGTGGATTGTTAACTATAATACAAATAGTTACAAGTTTTGCGAGTATTACAGTTAGTGCAATCAGTTCTGTAATATCTTCTATAAAAGATGTTATAAATTGGTTTAAGCAACATGAATTAGTAGCTAAAACATTAGGTATAGCACTTGGAATACTAGGAGCCGGAATGGTAGCATACAATTTACAAGCACACGGCGTTGTTGGTACTTTGAAATTATTAAGTAATGTTTTAGGTATAACAGCATTAAAGACTAAAATCGTAAGTGCTGCACAAACAGCTTATATTGCTGCTATGTATGCAGCAGAGTTTGCAACTAAAGCATTTGCTATTGCAGTAAGATTCTTAACAAGTAGTTTTGGAATTGTATCTTTAGTTATTGCAGCAGTAGTTGCAATTGGTTATTTAGTTTATAGAAACTGGGATTTAATAAAAGCTAAAGCTCAGGAACTATGGCAAGCTATAACAGAAGCTTGGAACGGAATATGTGAAGCTACTTCTAATGCATGGAATAATGTGTGTGAAACTATTTCTAGTGTATGGGAATCTATAGTAACAACAGTAAGCAATTTTATTAATACTTGTAAAGAAGTAATAACAGGAATATGGAATAGTATATGTGAAGCTACATCTACAGCATGGGAATTTATAAAGAACATAGTAACATTTGGAGTTATGGCTATTGCATCTATTATAGAAGCTATGGCTATATTAATATCTACACCTTTTATGTTTGTATGGGAAAATATAAAAGAATATGTATTTATGGCATGGGAGTATATAAAAAGCATTGTTAGTGCTGGTATTAACTATGTAAGCAATATAATTAATACAGTTTTAACAGTTGTATTTAATACATTCTCTAGCGTGTGGAACTCTATATTAAACGTATGTTCTACAGTATGGAATACTATAAGTACTATTGCTATTACAGTTTGGAATGTAATTAAAGCTTTCTTTTTGGCGTGGTTCAATTGGTATGTTTCTACAGCAATAAGTATATTTAATATTGTTAAGAATGTAGCTACTACCGTTTGGAATGCTATAAGTAATGTAGCTACTATAGTATGGAGTGCTATTAAATCATTCTTCTTAGCATGGTTTAATTGGTATGTAAGTACTGTAACAAGTATATTTAATATTGTTAAGAATGTTATAACTACAGTATGGAATGCTATAAGAGCTGTTACAAGTGCAGTATGGAACTCTATAAAAGCAGTAATAACAAGTGTTTTAAATGCTATAAGTTCTACTGTTAGAAGTATAGCAAGTTCTATATGTAACAATGTTACAAGTGCTTGGAATAGTATTAGAAGTGTAACAAGTTCTGTATGGAATTCTATTAGATCAGTTACAAGTTCTGTATGGAACGGAATTAAGAATGCTATTCAAACTCCTATTAGTGCAGCTGTTAATTTTGTAGGAAACCAAGTTCAAAGAATTAAAAACTTTTTTAGTGGTTTACACATACAATTACCACATATAAAATTACCTCATTTTAAACTAAGTGGAGAGTTTAGCCTGATGCCACCATCAGTTCCGCATTTAGGTGTTGATTGGTATGCAGAAGGAGGAATACTTACAAAACCTACTGTATTTGGTATGAGAAATGGTAGACCACAAGTAGGTGGAGAAGCTGGACCGGAAGCGGTACTTCCAATCGAAAAATTGGGTGGAATACTTGCAGATACTCTAAGAGATATAGGTTACGGAGGACAACAACCTATAATAATAAATATAGATGGTAGAGAAGTGTTTAATGCAATGTCACCTTACATGGCATCAGCAGTTAGAGGAAGGAGATAGAAATGTTAATAAATAATTCAAGTGCAAATGCAAAATACAATATGGTTTTGAATGAGAAAAAAATATCTCCTTCAAAAACTAATTGTAATTTACAATGGTTAAAAGGCGCATTAACTCCAATGCTCTTGGATACAGAAACTAAATTTTGTGATATAGAATGTAAATTTACTATAGAAGCTGAAACAGAAGATGAATTTGAATTTAAATTTAGTGAATTGAATAAAGAGATAATAGAATGTGTATTAAAATTTGATGATATAAACAGGCTATATAAGTGCTACATACAAAGCGTGAAAGAGCCTGTAAGAATTACACCTTACAATTGGGAGTTTACTTGTAACTGGATAGGATATAAATTTTCTAATGAAATAATAGTAAAGATAAAAAAAGAAGATTCTAAGAATATTAAAGTTAGAGGTAATCTTAAAACTCCAGCTATAGTTGAAATTGTTCCAAGCGTAGATATTATTGATTTAACCATTAATGGCTTGGCCAATGATCCTATTACAATCAAAAATTTACACGCAAATAAAAAAATAATAATAGATGGTAAAGAGGGAACTGTTACAGAGGAAGGTATTAATAAGTTTAAAGATACCGACTTTTGGGAGTTCCCTTTTCTTAATACAGGAGTTAATAATATAACTCTTAGTAAAAATAGTTGTGATGTGGTTATAAAGTATGAACCACGATATTTATAAAAGAAAGAAGGAATATAAAATGTCAGAAGCAAAAGTAACAAGTACATTAATTGAAACAACAAATTTAAATTCAACTGTAGAGGTTGAGAAAGATGGATTAAAACAACCAGTTATGACAATAAGTTGTAGTTTATCTCAAAATTCAGTTGCTAACATACAAACTTATGTAACTAATAAACAATTATTTTTAGAAAATAGTGAAGCTATTGTTGCAGAAGTAACTAAGTTTAGGAATAAAGCTACAGAGGTAGCAAAACCATTAAATTGTTTTATATTTTAGTATAAGAGCTTATATTTTGTAAGCTCTTTTTATATAAAAATTAAAAGAAAGAAGGATTAAATTATGGCAAATAAAAATAATAGAAAATTTCAAAAAAATAAAAAGATAGTTGATGCTGACTATAAAGAAGTTAAAGAGAAAGATGATGTTAAACCAACATTTGAGGAAGGAAACTATGTAATTACTGTAGTTTCTAATGGAGAGATACTTAAAAAGTTAGCAGTAGCTGGAGCAGAAGTTTACGTAACCAAATTAGCTGAAGGAGGTCTAACTGTAGACCTTAAGTAAGGAAGGAGTTAGACTATGCTTAAACTTAAAGACAAAAATAAAAAGCTTGTAGCTGGACTTATAAATTATAAAGATTTATGTATAGAGAGTATTCTTGCAACTGGAGATAAGAAACTCTCTTTTTCTTTGCCTAAAGAAGATAAATTTTACAATTTTATAGAAGAAGAAGGGTATATAGAAACTAAAACTCAAGAGTATGTAATAAAAGCTAAAGATGTAGGTGTAGATTACACCAGGTTTGATTGTGTGCTTAATTTAGAAACTTTAGAAGCTAATATATTTGATAGATTCGAGAGTGTAGAGCAGACAATAACATCTTCTTTAAATTTAGCTATAGTAGGAACTGGTTGGACAGTAAAGGATAATACATTAAAGAAAAAGAGAACTGTTAGATGTACTAATAAAAATGCTTTAGAAATAGTACAAGAGATAAAAAAGACTTATAGAGTAGATATAGTTTTTAATACTCTTAAGAGAGAAATAGAAGTATATGAACATCTTGGGGAAGATAAGGGAACTTACTTTATAGATTCTTTAAATCTTACAGCTCTACAAGTTCAAAGTGATTCCTATAAATTTGCTACTCGAATAATTGCAGAGGGGAAAGATGGATTAACTTTTTCGTCAATCAATAATGGTAAAAACTATGTTGAAAACTTTCAATATTCAAAAAAGATTAAAACAATTTATTGGAAAGATGAAAGGTACACTATCAAAGAAAGTCTTTTAGAAGATGCTAAGGCTAAATTAGAAGAAATATCTAAGCCTTATACTTCGTATAATGCCAGCATTCTTAATTTAGCTGAATTAAATCCAAAATACATTCTTGACTATAGATTAGGAGATACAATTACTCTTATATCTAAGAATAATAAGGTAAAAGATAAACAAAGAATAGTAAAAACTATAGAATATCCTCAAGATCATTCTCGAGATACTGTAGAATTAGCTAATGCAGTATTAAAATTCGAGGATATCCAACAAGAAAACCAAGAAACTATAGATACAGTTTCTAATATTACTGTTGATAATGGTACTTTAGATAGCAATGCAATAGAAGATAATAGTATTGAAATTAAAAAAATAGATAACTTTGAAGCTAATGTATTAAAAGTTACTAAACTAGATGTTATAAATGCAAATATCGAAAATTTACATGCAAATAAAGCAGATATACAAGATTTGCACGCTGTTACTGCTAAAATAGGTACACTAGAAGCAACTAAAGCTGACATAACTCAACTTAATGCAGTAAATGCAGATATTAGTAATCTTAATGCTATAAAGGCTAATATAACAGAATTAAATGCAGCTAATGGGAAAATAGATGTATTAGAAAGTAAAACAGCAAGTATAGATAATTTACTAGCTGGTAACTTAACAGCAAATAATTTTAAAGCTAATTCTATTACTGCAAATTCAGGAATTATTGCAGAAGGTGCAATAGGATCAGGTCAAATAAGTTCACTAACTGCTAATAAAATAAATGCTGGAACAATAGATTTAAGTTTAGTAACTGTAGCTGGCCCTAATGGAAGACTAAGATTACAAGGCAATAAACTTCAAATAATGGATAATAAAGATGGTAAGTTATATGAAAGAATTATGTTAGGAGTAGATTCTAATAATAATTCTAGCTTAGTTCTTAGAGGTGCAGATGGTAAGACTATATTATTAAATCAAGATGGATTAACTAAAGCTGGTATAACTGAAGGATTTAATAAGATAGATGATAATTCTATAGATGCAAGTCTAATATTTGATAAAAATAGTATGGTAAGAAATATAAATGGAGCTACAGAAACCATAAAAGGTACTAGAATACAAGTAGGGGATAGAACTTTAGATGTAGAATTATCTACACAAAAGAATACTATTACAGAGCATGGAAAAGAATTGTCTAGTCAAAAAGCTACAATACAAGCTTTAGATAATGCTATTAAGCTTAAAGTAGATACACAAACTTTTACTCAATCAAATACATCTATAAATAGTAAAATCGATAAAGTTAAAGAGGAATCTATTAAAGTAGCTGAAAATTTAGCATTAGAAAAATCTAACTTGGTAAAAAAATATGCAGAAGAAGTTGCTATAGCAAAAGCTAACTTAGCTAAGGAAGAAGCAATAGCTTCAGCTGACGGAAAGATAAGCGATGAAGAAAAGAAAAGAATAAAGCAAGCTCAGGAAAATCTTAATACAGCAATAGATAAAGCAGATAAGGCAAAACAGGATGCAATATTAGAAGCTAATAGAGTAGCAGAATTAAAGAAAACTGAAGCAATTAAAACTGCTGGTTTAGATGCAACCAATAAAGCTAATAATGCTTTAAAAGATGCTAAAGATTATACAAACTCAGAAATTATTACAGTTAATACTCATTTAAATAAGTCTACTTCAGAAATTAATTTACTTAAAGATGAAATTACTCTAAAAGTAAATAAAAGTGATGTAGATAAAACAATAAAAACTATAGAAGATAAAATTAAATTAACAACAGATAAAATAACTACAGTAGAAAGTAAACTTACACAAGAAAATAATAGTATAAAAGCTAGTGTGCAAGATTTAAATAGTACAACTCAAACTATTACGGCTAATATAAGCAATATAAGTAAAGATTTAACTAGTAAAATAAACTCTAATTTAGATGCAGCTAAAAGTTTTGCTACAGATATAGCTATAGCTAAAGCTACTATTGCAAAAGAAGATGCAATTAATGTAGCAAGTTTAGATGCAACTAGTAAATCTAGTAATGCTTTAAATGCTGCTAAAAATTATATCGATTTAGAAGTAAAAACTATAAATACTAAAGTTCACAACTTAGAGAGTGGAATTGATATTTTAAAAGATCAAATTAAATCTAAAGTTAGCCAAAGTGATATAGATAAATCTATAACTACAGTAGATGATAAAGTTAAAATTTTAAACAGTAATATATCTGATGTATCTTCTAATCTAACACAACTTAAAGATAGTGTAACAGCTAACATTGAAGCTATTAATTCTAAGACACATTCTATAGAAACTACATTAGGTGTAAAAGCTTCTAAAGAAGAAGTTACAGAAGTTAATAATAGAGTTGCAACTATTAAAGCTAGTTTAGATTCTATTACACAAAGAGTTTCTAATACAGAAAGTAAAACAAATAGCTTAGAAACAAATATAAATGGTAAGGCTAGTAAGCAAGAATTAACAGTTGTTAATAACAAAGTTACAGAAGTTACAGCTAGTTTAAATGGAATCACTCAGAGAGTAGGAAATACAGAAAGTAGAATAAATACTTTAGATATGAAAATAGCTGGAGCTGTAACATTACAACAGTTTACAGAGTTTAAACAGTCTAATAGAGATTTTCAACTTAAAGTTGCACAAACAACTAATTTACACAACTTAGTTCCTAACGGTACTTTTGCAGGTGGATTAAGAGAATGGATGTGTGGTGGAGAGTTCTGGAGTGGAACTTATACTGGATATGGATTTAGTGGAAAGATATGTGGAGCTGTAAAAAATAAAAGTACATCAGAAAAGTTCTTAACTTCTTATAAAGCTTTTAAGGTAGAAAAAAATACTACTTACACACTAAATTTTCATTATAAAGTAGAACAAAATGTACAAAGTATGGAAGCTTTTGTTATGTTAAGTAATACAGAATATGGAGATTACGGACAAATAATAAAAGTAATGGAAGCTTTAGGGGGAGAAAGAAGTGATTTAACTAATGATATTCCACATACCTTTACATTTAATACTGGTAATTTTGAATGGTTATGGCTTCGTTTCGATAATAATGGAATGAAACCTAATACGAATTTAGATGAATATTGCTGGCTTTATATAAGTGAAGTAGCTGTCTACAAAGGAAATGTAGGAGCAGTAAAATATTTACCTAAAGGTGGAGAAACTTACGATACAACATTTAAATTAGACGGAATGGGATATAATTGTAAATTTGCTTCTGGTGCATGGAATCAAATTGGAGCAGAGGGGAATATGTGGTATGCTCCAGGGATGCAATACCCATATCGTTCTTTAAGTTATCATGAAGCAGTATCAATAAATACGGATGGAAGTAATAATTATATTTATAGAGATGTTCAGTTGCCAGCTAGATTTGACTATGTAGATCCACAGTATATTGATATAACATCTTCTTTAAAAGGATGGTATAAATACACAGGTAAAATATTTAATCTTGAAAATATAACTGTATCTACAGGAAAGGTATATAGAGCTAATGGACATACTTATGCTCAAATAGCTTGTAGGGGATGTATACGACATGCTGATACATTTGGAGTAGAAGGGTTACAAGTAGTTGCAACACTTCATGTAACAGCTTAAAGAAGGAGATTAAAATGTTTAGTGAAGAAGAAATGAAAAGAAAAGCTATAGATGATAAAAAACATGAAGAAAGCATGACAATTTTTTATTCTAAAAATACTGGAAAAATAATTGAAATAGCTGGAGGAATACAGGATTTCAGTTATTTTACAAATGATAGAAAAGATAAAGAGAGTTATTGTCTAAGAGCTATTTATCCTAGAAATATGGATATATTTTTTAATAGCTATAACTATTCTGTTGATTTAGAAACACAAAAATTAGTTTATACACCTAGAATGAATATAGAATTAGAACCAATTTTGACATAGAAAGGAGAAATAGGATGAAAGAAATTTATATAAATGCAGATGATTATAATAGTGATAGTATTAAGACTATACAGGGTAATAATAATGCAGAAGAATATAAAATTTATTTGCAATATGACAATGAAAAAATAGACTTAACAGGGAAAACTGTTAATCTTGGTTTTCTAAGAGTTGGATCTACAGAAGGAGATATAATAGAAAATCTTAATGTAACGAATCCTAAAGAGGGGGAAATTACCCTTAAAATCACTAATAAAATTAGTAAAAGAAATGGTACTTATTCTTGTCAACTCGCAATTTTAGGAGAAGGAGATTTTTTAGAACATACAGCTACATTCACTTTAACAGTAGAAAATAATATTTTTAGTGATATTACTAAAGCAATAGCAGATAGTAAAGACTTTACTTATTTAGAAAATATACTAGACAAAACTAGTAAATTAAATGAAAAGTTAAAAGAAAATACTTCTACTGCTACTAATGCAAATAGTAATTTAGAATCTAATATAACAGAAGCTAATAATATTAATTCTAAGCTCTTAGAAAATACTTCTACTGCTACTTCTTTAAATAGTAATTTAGAATCTAATATAAATCTAGCTAAAGAAGTTAAAGAAACTATAAAAGATTTAGATACTAAAAATATAGAAGCTACAGAGAAAATACAAACACTAACTGGATTAAATTCTAAAGCTGAAGAACTATCAGATAATATCAATAAAGGACTACCTTTAAATTCAGAACTTGTTAAAAATACTGAATCAGCTAAAGCTGCTAATACTAATCTTTTAGCAGTTAACCAAGAAGCAACAACTAAAAATACAGAACTTCAAGCTTCTTTAGAAAAAACTAAAGAATTTATAAATGGACTTGATAGAAGTCAAAACATTCCTCAAATTCGTATGGATGTAACGGAACTACAGAATGGACTTAAAAGTAATCAGGCTTTAGAGTATCAAGGGAGTTCTATAAGTGCTAATGATACTCTTGAAGGTAGAACAGAAAACATGATTATTAAAGGACAAACATTAAATAACTTAATTAAAAACGGTAAGGCAGATATGGTTATTGATAAGTCTATAAGCCCTGACAATAGAATATATAGAATGAAAACAAGTTATCCATTAACAGCAGGAAACACTTATATAGGTTATATAAATATTACAAAATTTGAAGGCGATTCAACATATGGACTTAGAATTTATGGTATGCCAAAAGATGAAGCAAACGGATATTATACAATAGCTATGAAAACTGGTTGGCATAAATTTATATGGAAAACTCAAAGTACAACAAAGAATTTTGATGAAATAGGGATATATATGGATTCTGGAGATTATTCAAAAAATTGTAAAATAACTTTTAATTCTTTTATGCTATTTGAACAAAATTCTGAAAGTGAAAAAATATTTTTAACTGAATACTTTGAAGGATTAAAAAGCTTTGGAGAAGCAGAGAAAGTTGAAGATAAATATAAAATTAGTATTTCAAGTGGTTATAATCTAGATACAAAAAAAGGGCAAACTGGAGCTTATCTTTATAATAACGGGAATTTTGTTTCTAACGCTAGTTATAAATTCGTTACAATAGAAAAAAATGAAGGTATTTTACAATCAAACAATATAGCAACTGGAATTGATGTTCACATAACATATTGGGAAAATGAAAACTTTATAAAAGGTGTTATCCTTAATAAAGGTGAAAGTATAGAAATAAAACCACCTAATAATTGCAATAAAATTAGGATTAGTTTTAATACTAGAATTACAGAAATTGTATTTATAAAATACAATAAAAAAGATATTTTAATCAAAGAACCACTTCGTGAAGGAGATTATCTCTATGAGGATAATGGACAAGTTAAAGTTTATAGACCAACTAAACAGTACACTTTTACTGGCAACGAAACATCCATTGTAAAATGGGTAACTGTTACAGATGAAAACTTTATTGGTTTTTATATTACTAATGACGATATACCAAACTTAACAAGTAAAAGAAGTTTAGTAGTATGTAATAACTTCCCTAGTGTTGACGGAGTTATTACTAAGAGAAATATGTATATAGCAGCCAATAGCGTAAATATATGTATAGAAAAAAGTGCTTTAACTACACCCGACATTGAAGGTTTTAGAGCTTGGCTAAAAGCTAATCCAACTACAATAGTTTATCAACTTGCAGAACCAGTAGTAGAGATTGTAGAAAATTGTGTAGATATAGATCTGGATACATTTGTAGAAAAAACATACTTTAATATATTAAACTCACTTCCAGGTAGCTTGGATTTTAAAGTCCCAAGTAATATAGCTAGTATAGTACAAAATACTGCAAGAGAAGTTAATAATATATGGGATGTTATTAATAATTTATTAGTACCAGGAATATTAGATGTAAATAAAAAAGTTACATTAGCAACAATAAAAAATAATTTAAAATAGAAAGGAAGATGTAAAATGGCATACGAATTATGTAAATTTCAAATTCAAGGAGGAAACTATAATAAAAAAGAAATGGAGGAAAATTTAATCTTATTCAAAATGACAAATCAATTAACTTCTCAACAATATTTAGAGCTATACAATATGATTAATCCAGTAGTTGTAGCACAACCAAAAGTCGAAGAAAGTAATGTAGTAGTTACACCAACAGAAACTAAAGTGATAGAACCACAAGCTTAATAAATAAAATATTAGGGGAATAATTAAGGCTAGAGATAGTCTTTTTTTATTCCCTTAAATTATAGAAAGGATAGCGATATGAATGTAGATATAACAGTATTAGTAACACTTGTAGGATTAGTTGGTACAGTATCAGGAATTTACTTCGGATTCTGGAAGGCCAAAAAGGATGAGCAAAAAACTTTAAAGGAAGATACAGTACAAAATACTGTAGTAGCAACTAAATTAGATACGATCTCTAAAGGTGTAGATGATATAAGAATAGATTTTAAAACACAAGCTAGAGAAATTCAAAGAATGCAACTAGATCAAGCTAGACTAGATGAAAGTGTTAAATCAGCTCATCATAGAATTGATGAATTACAAGAAATTATAAAGAAAGAAGGAGCGAGATAATGGAAAACATAATAAAATTTGTACCAGAGCAGTTATTAATTTTAGTAGCTGCTCTTTATGTTATAGGAATGTTTTTAAAGAAAACTCCAAAGATAGTTGATTGGAGTATTCCATGGATACTGCTTATCCTAGGGGTAGGATTTAGTGTAGCTATAATGGGTATAAATCCTAATTCAATTTTACAAGGTATTATATGTGCATTTGGAGCTATTGCAACAAATCAATTTGTAAAACAAACTATTAAAAAATAAAAAGAAAGAAGGAGGAATTAAAATGTTAAAAGAACTTATTAAAATTTTAGTAAAGCTAGTAGAAGCAAAAATCAAGAAAACAGGAATGGAGGAAGAGATATTAAATCATAAAAAGTACATTGATACAGCTAAAGAAATATGGGGAATAGTTGATGAACAATTTAGGGTTACACAAAATGTTGAGGAAAAGTTATCAAGCAAAGCTGATGAATTTAATAAAAGATTTTTAAAAGAACATCCTGAGGTATCTAAAGAAGATGTTGAATATTTTAGACAAGCAGTAGCTGGTGAAGTGAACCAGGGCAAACAGGCTGTTTTAGAAAATTCAGAGATATTAAAGAAATTACAAGAAGAAAATCAAGAGCTTAAATCTAAGAATATTGATTTAGAAAGTAAACTAGCTGCGATATCAAATTATGTACCAGTAGAAAATAAATAGTTAAACAAGGCAATAGAATGGGTTAGAAATAGCCTTTTTTTATTGCCTTTAATTATATAAAATTTGCGACCGACATAAGTGTCGCTATCAAAATATATAAAAGAAAGGATTGATATTATGTTAAAAGGAATAGATGTGAGTGAACATCAAGGAAGAATAAACTGGGAACAAGTAAAGGATCATGTTGATTTTGTAATGCTAAGAGCAGGATATGGAAGAAACAATATAGATAAGCAATTTATAAGAAATATAGAAGAGTGTAATAGGTTAGGAATACCAGTAGGTATATATTGGTTTAGTTATGCTTGGAATGAAGAAATGGCTAGAAATGAAGCTAAGTATGTATTAGAAGCTATTAAGCCATATAAAATAGATTATCCTATAAGCTATGACTTAGAATATGATACTTTAAACTATGCATCTAAAAATGGAGTTACTATAGGAAAAAGATTAGCTACAGATATGGTTAAAGCCTTTTGTGATGAAATAAACCGTAACGGATATAGAGCTATGAACTATACTAACCAAGATTTCTTATTAAATAAGTTCTATATGAATGAGTTAACTAACTATCCACTATGGTATGCATGGTATAATTCTAAGTTAAATAGAGATTGTGCTATATGGCAATATTCAGAAAGTGGACAAATACCAGGGATTGGTGGAGCAAGTGTAGATATGAACTATTGCTATGAAGATTTCCTAAAGAAAGATTTTAAACTAGAAAATGCTACTACTTGTAATGTCGATACTGAATTAAATATAAGAGCTAAGGGTAATGTTAATTCTAATATAGTTGGAAAAATCCCAGCTGGAGAAAGATTCAGAATTAAGTGGGTAGATAAAGATTATCTTGGCTGGTATTATATAGAGTACCAAGGTGTTACTGGATATGTAAGTCAAGACTATGTAGAAAAATTACAAATGGCTACTACTTGTAATGTAGATTCAGTTCTTAATGTTAGAGCAGAAGGTAATACAAGTTCTAATATAGTAGCTACAATTAATCCAGGAGAAGTATTCAGAATAGATTGGGTAGATTCAGACTTTATTGGCTGGTATAGAATAACAACTAAAAATGGAAAAGTTGGATTTGTTAATGCTGAATTTGTTAAAAAATTATAGTTAAAAAGGCTAGGTGGGGTAATTCCTACCTAGCCTTTTTTCTTTTTATAAAATTTAATTTTAGTAAGGACTATACTTTCAATTAATTCAACTATTTCTTCTGAATCAATATCATTAAGTTCACAATTATTTTTCCTAGTTACATAATTTATATAATTAGTTAATCCAATTAGAGCATCTCTATAATTATTAGCTAAAGGAAGCTCATCATAGATTTCTACTTCTAAAAAGTTAGTTATTGGTACTTCTAGAGCATTTGCTAATTTACCTAATACATCAAGTGATGGTCGTGTTTCTCTCTCGTTTTCTAAATCACTAATATAACCTTGTGAAACTTCACTTTTTTTAGATAAATCCCTAATTGTAAGACCTTTTGATTTTCTAATTCTTCTTATGTTTTTTCCTATATTCATGTTAACACCTCACTATTTTTATATTATAACATCTTAAATAAAGAATATAGCTAAGTATTTAAAAAGTAAAAACTTTTTAAATTTACAATAATGTTATATAATGTTAATGAATAAAGAACTAGGAGGACAAAATAATGAAAAAAGGATTAGTTGTTTTATTAAGTGCTATGGTTATTTCAGGAGCATTAGTAGGGTGTGGAAGTGATACTCCTAAAAAAGTAGAAAAGCAAGAGCAACAAGAACAGCAAAGTAAAGTAGAAACTTTTAAAGTTGGAGATACTATACAAACTAAAGACTTTAAGATAACAGTTAATAAAGTTGAAACATCTGAGGGCGGAGAGTTTGTTAAACCTAAAGATGGTAATGAATTTATAAAAGCTGACATAACAATCGAAAATACTTCTAAAGAAGAACAGAATGTTTCATCAATGATTATGTTTAAAGTTGTAGATAAAGATGGAAGATCATATAATCAAGCTATAGTTGAAGACCAAAACGGTCAATTAGATGGGAAAGTAGCTCCAGGAAGAAAAATGACAGGAGAGTATGTAGTAGAAGTACCTAAAGGAGCTACTGGATTACAATTAGAATTTGATAGTTCTCTATTAACTAGTGGACAAGTTATAGTTGATTTAAATTAA